AGGAATTAATTCAAAACTGTTATTTGAATCGTTTGGAATTTCATTAAAATCAATCATTACTTTGTCTCCTTTTCGCTAGAATTGATTGTATTTGGATCAACAAAATTTAAATCATTTTTTTCTGTCGATCTTCCGCTAATTTTTGCCAACAACTTACCAAGGTGAGGCTCTTCAATAATCTCTAATTGACCAGACCTATCTTTTGCTGGATAACCCCATTGATTAAGTGTTTGACAAATAAAGGCTCTAAATGGACCATGTTCTTCACTTGGCATTACAGCCATTGTAATAACTTCATCAACAATACCTGGAAGTTCACGGCCAGTTTTAGCTCCCTCAATTTGTAGTTCGTATACAGATCTGCCGTAATCATCTACCTTTTCATCTAAGATACCAACAAAGATTACGTTTTTATCTCTGATGTGTTGCAAATGAGTAAGCCATGACATCATCTCACGACCTTGCATACCATATACAGCCCTTGTATCAATCTTGCCTGTTCTATCTGATTTATTATCAGCATGTCCAAGACAATATTGAAAACAAAGTCTACCAGCCACAGTAATACTGTCTACAAAAATAGAATCGTATTTCTGCATCATGGCAATAGAGTCACCATACATTTGTGAAACTCTTTCATATTCCACAACGCTGTATGGTTGCTCTGGTGTCAAAGCAGGATTAGGCCCACCAAGAAAACAAGCAAAATCTCTGCACTCTTCCCATGTTTTTGGGCGAATAACATCAATTGGCCATCTCTCAATAGCAGCATCACCAGCTTCTAAATCCATAAATAGAGTAGTATCTGGATCAAGAGTACGGGCAAGAGTTGTCTTACCCACACCACTTTGACCACAGACTACAATCTTATGACCTCTTTTTTCTGCTAATCTTTCTTCAGCTGAAATAATTTTAAGAGCCATTGCTACCCTCCGTGATATCAACACTTGCACCTGTTACTTCTACAGTTCTGTGTTCTTGTAGTTTTGACTTTACGGCAGGAGGTGCATTGTTGTACTTACGTTCATCAATGCCATAGGTAATCCTAGCATAGTGTCTAGCATCATCTTGATCCATATTCATCAAAGCTTGTGCAAGACCTTCTTGATCCCAAGTGACTTTCTGCCTTAGAGTTACTTTTACTTTATAGCCCTCTTCATTTAACGTAATAGAGCCATAATCTTTACCATCCTCAATGAGTTTGTTTCTTGCTGTATTACCAAATCTGATAGCAAGATCATCATTAAGAATAGTTTGTTTATCCTTTAACGCTTGGATTTGTGCTTTCAAGTCTTCACGATACTTGAACACATCCTGTAAAGGCATGCTTAAAAAATCTAAATCCATAATTATTCCTTTCTCTTTTATAAAATAGACACTAGATACCTAAAACATAGGCACACAAATCCTGCTTGTCAATACAGAATATTATTTTTTTTTGAAACTAAGTAAAATATCTATGTTATGTATGGCGAGCATAAGCTTTTTTTTAAGCTTAAATTCTGGCGTTAGGACACCTTTAGCATCTTCAACTATAAACCTTGATGAGCCATCTTCTTCAATTAATAAATATGTAAAGTCTGCTATGTAATTACATATTTTAACATCATTAACTTTAAGTTCGTATTTAACTTGTCTTTCTAATTGATCAACTACACCAGCTCTTTCCATAGATTTTAATTGTCCCCAACGCTCTGCTTCCCATCTGCTATCAAACTTTAATCCCATAGCGACAGTTTTTTTCGCAAAATATTTGTTGGGTCTTCGGGTTTTATTGGGTATAATTGGGTATTTATAATTCATGGAGGTAGTATAATGGCAGACCCATCAAGATTCAAGTCAATAGGAATTGATTTGTCTACATATAATAAACTTAAAATTATTTGCGAAAAAGAAAGAAGAAATATACGTCAACAAATTGGTTTGATGGTTGATACAGAGTATGAAAAGTATGAAGTTAACAGTAATGTTAAGACTTTAGGATTAGGTACTCTCGACCGCTCTCATTCTTGAAATAAGGCGATTCGCTCTATTTGTTACTTGTTTGTGCCAACGGCTGTCTTCCATTTGAACGGCACATTCTTGCCAGTCTTTATTTTCTAATGCGGCAATAAATTTTTTGAACCCACTTAATCTGGGTCTACCCATATTAAACATCATGTTCGCACAGATTTTTTGAACCTCTTCTGGTAAATCATCAAAGTTATTAAATAATTTTTGGCACTCTGATATAGTACCTTCAACGTCTACCTTGAAACAGTTATTCACTTTTTCTTCTGATACTGGTGTTCCTACTGGTTTTCCATATTCTTCGTCCCATTCAGTAACCAAATGTCCTATACCAAACGTAGGTAATCCTAAATGATCAAGATATATCTCGTACTTACAGCCCTCATCTTCTTTTAATTCTTCTCTTAATTCATCTATGTTCATCTGTTAAATAACTCTCCAAATTGTTCCATGTTAGCTGAAAGTGGTGATTGAGGCTTACGTCTAGATGCTATAGCTTGGTCTGTTGGTGATAAACCAAGAGAAGCACCAACACCTGGCTGAGTAACATCTATCTTACCAACATTTGTTGCTGGATTTACTGATTGTATGCCTTGCATTTGATTTGTTGCATTGCTTACTACATTGCCAATGGCTTGATTAATACCAGAACTTTCAGATAATGCTTGTACTTGATTTGATGTGTCTCTCACGCCCTCTTGTGTAGTTTGAGCAATTGCTTGCCCTGGTCGGAAGGCATTAGACACGGCAGTTAAAAATATTCTTTTTTGTTCAACAGTTGGATTTGCTGTATTTTCTAACTTTTTAGAGGCTTCAACAATCTCTTTCATAGCTTTTCTGCCAGTAAATAACTGGCCAAGAACGAACATTTTAGCAATTCTACCAACATTATTAAATACATTAGCTAGTATACCTGCAGCAACAAGGTCGCCTTTTGGTATATTATTTGATATTCTAGTTAGTATTTTACCAAAATCTCTAATATTTCCAGCAACATCTTTTGTTGCTCCAGAATTTGGAAAAACTATATCAAGCTTGTTACTTTTATCTGCTCTAGCAATATTTTTTGCTAGTTGTTTCATACCATCTGCATTTGTAACAGCACCTACGTTATCAAGCATATTTTCTACATAAGCACCACGGATTGTTTTTAGTTCTGCAGGTTTGTCTTTATAAAAATTCATAACAGCTCTGATGTCACCACGAGTTGTTCCTGGTGCTAGTACAAAATCTAAAGCTTCCTCAGGGTCAAGTTTATTTTCTCTTATTTTAGTAAATACACTTCTATCTCTTAATCTTGATGTTTCTTGTAAAGTATCTAATGCACCACGCATAGCAGTAGCTACGCCTTGATCAAGACCTTGGCTAACTGCTTGTGTTATTACATCTTCATCAAGATTTGTTATTTTCAAATCTTCAAAGCCTTTAGCAACTTGTTTTAATCTATTATATTCTGCTCTGCCATATAGCTCTACGCCAGTATCACCTAAATCATCTAATGATTTTATAAACTCATTTGGTTTGAATTTTGTTGGATTTATAGAATCAAAACCAGTTTTGCTCAAAGCACCTTGCAACCATTCTTTACCCATTTGAGTTTTGATTTGATTGTATTGCGTATCATCTAATGCTTTTTTTAATCTCTTTATACCAGTTGGTGTACCACCATTACCAATTACTTTTTGAGTTAATCCAGTTAAAGCTCCAGGCCTTGCGATGTTAAATGAACCACTACGCATTTGCTCAACAAGCTCTTTAGAACCTAAAGTGCTTGAGATATCATTATATAATCTAGTCCCATCTCTAAATTGTTGTCTTGCTGTAGGCAATAATTTAGATGCAACTTGCATCTTTTTAAAAGCTTCAGAACCTAATTGATCTGTTATATCTTTAGTAAGTGAGTCTATATTTGATCTTAAAAGAAGATTATCAACTTTAACAATTGCATCATCCCAAACTTGAGTTAAGTTAACGGAATTGTCTATAATTGATTTTTGTGCAAGCTCAGCTTCTGTTTTAGGTGCGTTTTTGAGATCCCAGAGCTTTCTTCTAAGTTGATAAGCATCAGTAAATGATGCTTTATCGCCTAATGCTCTTAAATCTTCTACTAATCTTAAACCTAATCTTCCTTCTTCTGTAGCTAATTCTCCAGTACCAGCTTTTAAGAACTTCTTTTCCGCTAAGTCTGCTACGTCTTTCACTAAGGATGTTGGTAATATTCTTGCGTCACCAATAGATGTCTCAATGACTTCATTGATGGTAGCCCATTGTTGAGACATAGTATCTTCAAAATTCTTTGCAGATTGTTGTACAAAGTTAAATATATTATCATCTATGAGTTGATTACGCTCCAAACCACCTGCTAAATTATCAGCAGATTGTTTGAGAGCACTCATAATTGAGCCGTAGGCTTCTGTTTGTTTCTTTGCTAACTCTTTACCAAACTTCTTTTCAAACTCAATGAACAAATCACCTGCAGACTTTTGGCTACCTTCTGTAGCGGCTTGAGTGATAAATTGATTTAGCTCACCAACCTTTTTATCCATAGCTTCAGCTATTCTTTGCGTTCTCGGTGACCCACCTAATACGCTCTCTTGTAACTGTTGAAACTTAGCTGCAATAGGTCTACCTTTTATTTGTGCTATGGTAGGCTCTAATCCTTGTTCAATACCTTTTGCAGTAATTCTTAAATCTTCTTTACTTGCTTCTTGTATAAATTTTTTACCAGATGGAGCTATTCCTTTATAAATTAGTATAGGTAAACCGAACAACAGTTCTCCAGCCGCAGCTATACCACCTTCAACAGCTGCATCTTGTGCTATATCACCTGCAGTTTGTTTTGATACACCAGCTAAACCTTCTATTGCTTCCTCGGCAAGTGATCCACTGCCACCACCAATAAAAGCACCTAATGCACCACCTAGTAATGTTCCTATACCGGGAGCAAAGCCAGTTCCAACTGCCGCACCTTTAATTGCACCAGCTATACCACCCCCTAATTCTGGTAATATACCAACTAAATCAGATAAATCATTTCTGCTAAAGCCCTCTTCATCAATGAGAACATTTTTGTCTGTTTCAACACCTACTTTTCTTGCACCACTTGGTGTTAATGCTAATCGGCCCCTATTATCTCTTGTGTAATCTGCTGTTGAGAAACCTTGTTTTGCAAGTATAGCTTCTTCTTCTGCATTATTTTCTGCTACAGATAATGTTGATCTAAGACCAAAATTTTGTATGCCAGACTCTGTATCAAAGTTCGCTT